TTGCTTTGCAAATACAAGAGTTAGGTCATATGTCTATCACAAAGGCAAAAGAGATCCTTGAGTATCTGAATATTCAAGGATCAATAAGGTTGAAACCAAGCGGAAGTGATAGGTGTGGTGTGAGTAAGAAAAATATCAGAGATGTCATACTAATGGATTACTAGCCTATGGATTTATCTTTCGATCAAGAAATCGAACAGTTACTAACATTAAGCAAAGTCTTAAACGACAAATCAATTGATCTTATCGTTAAAGCACAAGCACTGCGTGAGGAATCACGTGAGGCGCATCAAAGGGCTCTCTCCCTCATGACAGAGGCGGGTGTTTTAAAAACATCAACCACCAATTACATTATCAGCATGCGAAACAACCCTACATCTGTTCGCATAACCAATCCAGATAAACTCCCTCCTGAAGCATTTATCACTAAAACAGAACCAAGCAAATCAAAGATTAAAGAACTGTTAAAACAGGGAAAAGATGTTGATGGAGCTGAGCTCTCTAGTGATGGAATGTTCCTGGTAGTCAAAGATAAAAAAGGGGGTTGACTTCATTAAGCACTAATGGTAATCTAGTACTATAAGTTGTTTCAGTAACAAGGACTGTAGGAGGTCGAAATGGAATATTCACTAGATTCTAATGTGCAAGAGTTTGTTGAGCGTGATGCTGAGCTTTTGGACCAGATGTGGGCAGAACAATTAATGCTAGAGGAGGAATATCATGAAGGACAGTAAAAAGGATCTTTTACAATCTATTGTCAACAATGAGGTTGTATCTATTAGTCATGCACTTGTTGAGCGGAAGCTAACGAATGATGATCTACCGCTTCATACCTTGGTAGAATCACCGATTAAAGCAGTAACGGCGTCTATAATTGGAATATTAGTAGACAATGGGATAGACATTAATGGAAAGGATGAATCGGGCAATACGCCCATAGTAGCTCTTCTACTTGCTCATCCTAATATTGATCAATTGGTACAAAATATATTATTTTCGCTGCTGGCTCATGGGGCCTCTCCAACAATACCGAATCTCTATGGTGATACAGCAATCACGCTATTGGCACGTACTGCAAAATATGTTGATCAATGTCTTACTAAGTGCAGGGAGCTAAATGGAAGGAAAGTAATCAAGACCGAAATACTCAAATAACAAGAGGAGTACATCATGGATAGATTAGATAATATAATTTACAACTGCATGGATAATGAAAGGCTCGCTCTTAATGACGAGACATTCTTGAACTCTAGGATACAAGTTTATCGGTATAAGCCAGAGACATTAAGTGAAGCAGATAGATACTGTAATTATATGTATCATCTTCAACGTCAATTTTTCTGGGACTTTAGTCATGAAGAACAGTCAATGATCGATAACCATCTGGCAGATGTGGAAGAATTTCATTTCAGAGAACTTAAGAAGAAGCTCGGTATCCCTGAGGAACGAGGGATTGAAAATCTATCAAAGAAAAGTAAGAAAAAGGGTTGACACCATTAAGCACTAATGGTAGATTAGGTCTATCGAAAGCAATAGGAGGTTAGTCGATGAAAAAGCAAACAGTCATAAGAGTTGAGGTCATTCTAGAAGATAATGAACTCGAAGAAATCACAAACAATGGTGCCATCGCTGTTGGTGATGCTATTGAACGTGCGGTACATAATACTGTACTAGATTCCAAGATGTGGGTTAGAGGGATGTCAATCATTCCAATGGAGGTCGAAAATGTTTAGTAGTGATAAGTTCGAAGACAGGCACGGGAATGATCGTCAAGTATCTATGTGGTTTATTCCAGAGGAAGATACGACAGTTGCTTATGGTGACAACTTTGTCTCTGCACAAGATGGAGGCCTTGAGGTTGCGACCATTGAGGTTGACAGTCAATCGGTTACTTTTCAGGATTTCGAGAAGTTATTCGATGCGGACATAGAGAATGTTATTGAAGAATTGGCAGCAACAGCAAACTAGAGGATAGGATGATGTACTTAATGAATGATTATCAGAAGATGACTAAATCAGAGCTTATAGAGATATTACGTGATTATGAGCTGTTTATGAATAAGAATGCATTGGATAATATCCCGGTATATCGTCGCTTTTTTGCCTCGAAAAGGGATACAGAGGTAGTGGCTTATCAAGATCCCAATGGACGATATGTTATAGAAAGTGATGTGATACCAAAGTTTATGGATAACGAGGAATTCAGAGAGGCCTATCAATTCTTAGGTCCCGTACCTGTAGTTGATATGGTTGTTGAGGAGAGTAAGAATGCCTAATATTATTGATGCAGCTACTGCATTTTGTAGAGATTTCGAAACTGCTGTGGGTGAGAAACTTGCTATCGAGAAAGCGTTGGACTTTTGTTTTGAAGAAATACGCGAAACAGAGAGAGCATATGTAACTTATAATGATGGACACGAAGGATATGAATTCATGAAATCAGAGATGATAGATGGTTTCGGTGATGTAGCTTTTGTTGCACTGAATGGTATCTATAAGTCATTCCGCATGTTTGGTGATGAGCATGATGAGGCGACACACAAGACCTATGAAGTCATGAAGCGTATATGTAATGCTAATCTTGCTAAGCGTCAACCAGATGGTACTGTGAAGAAAGTGGCTAACAAAGTTGTGAAGCCTGAAGGATGGACACCCCCAACATATGAGGACCTGCTATGAGTGAGAATAAAGAGGGAAAATCTTCGAATTCAATTCGTGTAAAGCGATGTACCGACAAGGCTGCAAAAAATGGTTTTGTTCGTGTGTGTTCTTTAGTACACCTAGATGATGCAGCAAAATTCCGTGACATAGGAAGAGAGCTTCGTGAGTCAAAAAAAGAAGAATTAGGTTTGCCAATAGGATCGAATCATAGAGCGGATATTTTACATTCAAACCAGATATGGGAGGGACATGAGAACAAACCTTACTGGGTAAAGAATGATGAAAATACTGAGGACAACACATGCTAGTCGTACTAATACTTACAGCTATCGTCTCTGCCGTGACAGTGGGTGTTCTTGTTGCAGTCATTGTGATGCAAAAGAGGCGTAATAAATTGTTTTTTGGTAGATTGATAGAACTGTATTCTATAATAGACTATGTTTCAGACAAATGTGATGCAAAACAAACGGTGCACTAATGGATAATGTAATACAATTCCCTTGCGAATATGAGCTTGTACGTTCTTCTAGAATTCCTGACTGTTGGCATGTTTATAGAAATGATGTCTGTTTAGGTAATATATTTCTGGGGAGTGGTTCTTCCTATCATGTTCAAACAACATTAGTTGAAATGCCACATTTTCGAAGGTACTTAAACATGAAAGAAGCAATGGTGGCTATCGAGTGGTTGTATTTCATGCAGAGTCTTTCACCTATACGCGGTGAGAACTATGAGGAATGCATGAGTGATATTAGGGACTTTTCAAATGCGCAGTAAGTATAAAGCAATCAAATGTGAAATGGATGGTATTACGTTTGATTCAAAGCTGGAGCGTAACCGATATGCTGAATTAAAAATGCGCGAGAAGATAAAGTTAATAGAAGATTTACAATTACAGCCTAAATTCCCTCTCGTGATTAACGGAAAAGATGTGGTTCAACGATCCGACAGGTTCAAGAACGGCAGAAGAGTATCATACTTTGCTGATTTTTCTTATGTACAAGATGGGATTAAAATCGTGGAAGATACTAAAGGAATGGATACGCCTGTATCGAAATTGAAACGGGCGATTGTAGAGGCCATTTATGACATTAATATTACAATTGTAAAATCAGCGAAGGAGTGATGCATATGAGTGGCAATAACCCTATTAGTCCAGACCACTACAAACAAGGAGATACGGAGTTAAAAGAAATATTTCAAATATCGCTAAGCAGGGAAGAGCTACGTGGTTCTTTTAAAACTCATATCTGGGAATATGTTTATCGGCACCCAGAGAAGAATGGGATTGAAGATTTACGCAAAGCTCTTTGGTTCCTTGATCATTGGATAGCTGATGAAAAAACCTACATTAATATTAGTGATGACGATGATGATGTACTCTTAACTAAACTACAATTTATACAGGATATAGAAATAATGGAAAGGATTCATAGGCCTAATCAATTGCGAGGATACTTTCAATTAAGTATCGAAATCCTTTTGAATAAAAATGAAAAGAAAGGTGGGTTAAAGGATTTGTACCGAGCGCGCAGCCATCTAGACCGATTAATCTTAAACGAAGAGATATGGCTAGAGAATAAACAATATGGAGAGGCAGTATAATGGGGAAAATGGATGTTATGGACGAACATGTAGATGTGTTGGATAAAGGGTTTATTCGTGTTGTGGATGTCATGGGAGGAGACGCCGCTGTAGTCCAGGGAGCTAGAGTGTCTTATGGGGCTGGAACTAGGACAGTGAATGATGATAAGGCGCTTATCAACTACTTGATGAGGAATAAGCATACGTCGCCCTTCGAATTAGCTGCCATCAAGCTTCATGTTAAAGCTCCTCTGTTTGTTTTAGCACAGTGGATTCGTCATAGGACCGCCAGTGTCAATGTACGATCATATCGCTACTCTGAGATTCCTGATGAATTCTATATACCAGAAAAAGATAGAATACGGCTACAATCTGAGGTGAATAAACAAGGCTCCTCCGAACAAAGACTTGATGAAGACTTAGCCGATATCTTTATTTCTGATATGCAGTTTAGAGCAAAGCGTGATGCCGATAAATATGATATGTGGGCTCGCAAAGAAAAGGTATCACGAGAAATAGCCAGAGCAGATGTAGGACAGAATCTTTATACTGAATTCTACTGGATGATTAATCTCCATAATCTCATGCACTTTCTTCAGCTTCGTACAAGCGACCATGCACAGTATGAAATTAGAGTTTATGCAAATGCCATTGCTGATATTATGAAGGAATGGGTACCTCTGACATGGGTTGCATTCAAACAATATAGACTCGATTCTATGACACTTACAGCATATGAAATACGTGCTCTCAATAACTTCATGGCACAAGGAAACGTTGCACATTATTTCCCGTCTGAGCGTGAGGAAAAAGAGTTCAAAGCGAAATGCCGAAAACTTGGTATTAAACTAGAGAAACAGGAAGCAATAGATTATAGTTGCTAGAATAAGGACCAGGAGTTCCTTGTCGACAAGATAGCCTTGGTAGATACCAGGGCTTTTTGTTACTGACCAAAATTATCTAGTTTCTTGAGCTTCTCTTTGTTTCGACCATAGCTAGTTATACCTAATATTGCACCTGCAATAGTATACATATGCCATTTTGCATTGATAAACTCAGGAAGTGTTTTTAATGTTTCATAGTCAGATGTTATTTGTAAATAACCAATCATCATTGAATCAAAAACGAATACACCACCAGAGGCAAAGCCCCAGAAAGGACGCCATCCAGACTGCCACCATTTATCACTCTTTGCCTCAACACGCATAGTTTCATTGACAGCTTGTATACGTGCCGTTTCATTCCCTAACACAATCTTTTGAAGCTCAGCTTTGTGATTCAGCTGAATCTCTTTTAACTTAGCGATGGTTTCTGGATTTGCTTTTGCTAGCGCTTCATCAATAGCACTAGGATTATCGTCACACCCAAGGATATCACAGACAATCCCACTAATGACAGTGCCACCAGGAATAGCAGACCCCAATAAGTTAAGTCCATGCTTTGCAAGCTTCTTTACTATTGGTTCCCAGTTCATTATCTCAACTCTATATGGAATAAATCATGAAACTTTTGATCCGTAGTCGAAAAGTCACCGTCCCAATCAGCACCAACTCTTATGTCAATCCCCATTGTCGCAGCCACACCCCTAAACACGCCAATTGCCATATAAAAACCATTTGTTCTATCCCATATTGGTTTCCCATCTACATATAATAGAATATCAATCGCCATAGATGGTTTTTTATTATGCATTGAATCCGGGAATTGTTTCGCTGAACGTCCTTCATCAAAATACCGATTCTGTTCATCACTATCACGATAGCCTGACGTTATGCCGAAATCAAATAGATCGGTTTCGAGCACTTTATAACACAGAGCACGTAAGTCTCTATGAACATGTGACATGTTATCTAGGGAACGCTTGCTGAACTGATATTTTCCTGACACTGACTTTTCCTTTCTGTTGAAAAAAATACGCGCCTCCTGCTATTATCACTGTGCAGTCATCCGCACGGACTCACTGTTGTGATCTACTCTAACTTCTAGCATAGCAACACGTGTATCAATCTCCTGAACCTTATCATCCAGCTCTTTATGCATGGTAGTGATATGCTTTAACTGATCGTTGATTTGCTCGATCTTCTTTAACATCTCTCTGAAAACCCCTACCATCTCTGCGACTGCAAATGTTTTCTTTAACGCCCATATCATTCCCGTTATAAGCGTGCCGCCTATAGCAAATACTACGCCTATCATCGTTAAGATATCTTTAAGGGGCAGAGAAGTTACTTCCATATAACTACTTATTTTTATTCGTTATATTCAACAAAGGATTCAGAAATATTATTTCCATATTCGTCCAACTTATAAAAACCACCATCTGCTGGTGAAAATTTCATGCCCACTTGCACTGGATACATTTTACTTGGGAATAATACTTGTGGCGCTCCAGGTGTCATATCTTGCACAGGGGGATTATTGGTCTCGTGCCTACCTATGGCAAACACAAAATTATGCTGATCTAATTGAATACTATAAAACATTATGGGAACTCCACTATTTGCCCTCTATGTTCAGGCGTTGATAACGTTGAGTCAAACTTATACGTCCAAGTAGCTGTTGTTGCTGCTGTTGCATCAAGTGAGCCTTGAGCGACTTTACCGTTACCTCCAGCACCAGTACCAAACATACTATGAGAAAAACCATATGACTTATTTATATCTACAGATGAAATAGCGGCAGTCGCAGTAGTAGCAGAAGTAGCAGTAGATGAGATAAATTGATTTGACGCAAAAGAGCCTGCCTCATATTCATATAATATAACACTATAAACACTACTAGTAGCACCAGTGCTAGTTTTACGCTCAGCGCGTATATTAGTAGTGCTTGTTAATTCAAAATTTGCTTTCATAAATTCTAAAGCAGTACCAATAAACTCCGTTTCACGAACTTGCATGATTGTGTTTGCAAGAACAACAGCACTTACAGCAGTATTAGTGAATGTGTTACCACCAGAAACAGAAATGCTGAATGTTTGTTTGCCTATTATAGCACCACCGGCTGCACCACCTGCATAAGATATGCTTGAATTTAAACAAGGGACTGTCATTATATTACCCCATCTACAAATAATTTTAGAAGCAACTGTGAAGCACTTGAGTTATTTGTAACTGTGCCCGTTACTTTAATACCATTGGCTACTAAATCTACAGGGCTGAGATTAGCGGTCTGCGCTGTAGATGATACCCCAGTAAAAGCATTGATCGATACAGCGTTTACTTTTAGATCAAAATCAAGCGTGCCTGATGTTGTAACAATAATAGCTTTATAAATGTTGTATGGAATATTCAGGTTGTTATCAACCAGATAATCCTGGTCTGCTGGAACATCAACAAATAGTTGTATGATATTATCAATCGGCACTTGGCTGTCAATGAGGACAAAGTTTGTACCATCATACTTTAACTCAACGTCACCGTTTGCACTGATATTGTCAGCACGTGGATCTGTGCCATCAGTCAGCTTGATACTCTTAACACCTAAGCCGTTTACATTCACAGTAGAAGCGCCGGTGTTATTATTACCAGGACGAAAACGTACACGTTGATCTTCAACATATCCGGTTGGCCCTTCTAGTGTACCAATCGTACTAAGTACATATGCATCCGCAGCACCAGAGTCATTAAATGCATCTGCAGTGCCAGAATAATCAGCTACGGCCTTTCCTAGTTGGGAAGTATCACCAACACTGAGAACTTCGCCTGTGGACTCAATAACATTATTCGTCTCAGCACGCGTTGTATTTAAAAACTCCGCATCACACTGAGGAGGATTATTATCTACAAAAGTTGTATTCTGAATACCCATATATTACCTCTTTTCAACATACTACAGCTAAACGTTGCTAAATACAATCTTTGTATTCGCAGGCCTAACCAAATTAAAAACACATTCCAAAAACGAACTTGTCTGAGAGCTAGGAGTGAACGGAACATCATACGGTGGTACGTTCGGTATGACATTTGTACCCGTTACTAATATCACGTAACGTGAATTAGGTGATGATGTAGGAGTAAACGGAACATCATACGGCGGAAAGACCGTATCTTGTAATGCTTGCACCATCAGACCAGGAAATCCCAGTGTTTCACCAAGTTCTATAAAATCATCAGCAGTCTGCACGTTCATTTGAGCAAACTTTACCAACACATGAATGCGACGCTCTTCTAAAGACCCTGTTCCTGGGAAGCAACCATCGGGTATACCCACAGCACTTTCCCAGAACGTTATCAACTCTGTTGTACGTGTAATGTCATAATCTTCAGACAGATCATTCATCGCATCATACACACGCTTTGCCTCTCCAGAGAGACCACGCAAAAACTTATGGTATATGGCCTCACTATCGTCTTTAGTGAGAACTGCCTTCCCCTGCGGATTAAATATCGACAGGCTGTTAGTGATGTCATTAAGAGTTTTATCTACAAATAATCTCATTATGGGTACGTTATAGTTCCTAATACTGGGATTTCATCAATAGCAACAGCAATATCACCCGTAGGTGTACTTAATGTAAAGTCTTGTACTTTATCTCCAGTCTCAGGATCAATAGTCTGGAAGATAGCGGATTCATAAGAGAAAGATTTCAGGTCAACTCCAACACTTGTGTCTTCTCTAAATAATGCTTCTAGGTTAGCCGTAACAGCATTCTGCATAGTTGTAGTGTTCGGTACCAAGCCAGTGAATGTGAATGGTACAGTAACTGGTAATGGGGCGTTTACGATCATATCAGTGTTAGATGTATTAGCAGGACGAATCTCCTGTAGTTTGTCTTTCACATCATCCACTTCTTGCGCAGTAGGAATAATTGATACATCATTATCACGTGTAAAGAAGATGACCACTTGGCCTAAGGCGACAGATCCTACGCCAGTAATAGTTCCTGTCGCAGGCGTGGTGGGGGTTCCTGATACAATATAACTGACCGTTACATTATCTACAATGAGTACACGATGCTCACCGTTGTATTCTGTTTGATCTGCTCCACTTACTGTAATATTCATACAGGGCTCTAGATTATGGTCCGTTGCAAATACCGCAGTTGCTACCTGACCATCACGTGTTATGGATGTAATAGATGTTGGATCGCCGAACAGATCCCCACTTTCAAATACAAACACACGTGTTACACCAGGAACTTCTTTTGCCTTAGCAACAATGGCGTTCACACTGAATTGTGAGATAGGATTTTGATAGCGGTCAATGATACGATTCCGAAGGTCATCATCACTTTCAATGTCAGTACCACCAGCTATCTCTGTAAATTGCACAACAGCTGTGTCATCTACACCAGCGATAGGACTTGAGAACGTCAGTTGTGTGCCATTCGCTAGGTTTTGTGCATTACCGAAACCAACAGACTGTACATTGACTGTCGCAATATCAGCAGTAGCCGTGATTGTTCCTGTCGCAGGTGTGGTGGGTGTCGTCTCAATTTCATAGGTGAATTCATCAGCAGCTGTTACCGTAATCGAGAACGTACCGTTATAATCTGTCTCTACTGCACCTGCTATCACTACATCAATCGATGAACCAAGCATGTGATCACTTACTGTTGTGGCTGTCACCACACTGCCAGAACGTGTAAGGGTGCTAACAGATAACACTGTTGTAGCGATACCAACCGTAGCAGTTGATTGATACTGATTACCATCAGAAGACTGTAGCAATGTAGCAATCGGAATAGAAGAAGCTGGGGTACCAGTGGCTGTTATATCACCATCCGCTTGCGTTGCTGGATTCCGTGTAATGTTTTTATAAGATCCCCATCTCTCCAAGAAACTATTAGTAGCAGTGTCTAAGAACAACTCACGTATAAGAATATTGAACTGAATGTAGAAATCAAAGACACGCCCAGAGAAAGCAACGATCAACGCCCTCATGAATGAATTCTTCAAGAAGGGATTTGCAGTAGGAAGCTCATTCTGAACGTCAGTACTCGAACGATCAATAACCTCTTGCTGTGTATCGGGGATGTTAAATACCATTATGCACTACCTGTGTTTTGCCAGAATTCAAACGATTTAGACTCAACAACCGATTGATCTCTAAATATTGTGATCGTCAATAATATGCCATTGTCGGTGAATTCGCCTTGAACATCAATACTTTTTGCGTGATCGTCTGTAATCAACCACTGCAAACTCTCATTTGCAAAGTCAATCGCGTCATTTAATGTATCTTGTGTCTTACGTGCCTGTTCTAAAAGCCATATCTTAGAGCCCTCTTCAAACAAAGGAAAGACACCATTGAATAGTACTCCCCACCAACCTCTACGAAGGTCAGACGCAGGAACTTCGCTACCCGATGCACGTTTATCCGTAAACAATGACATTGCAATAGAGGTATCAAAACCCTCTGTCTTCGCAAAGTCACCATCGTCACCTATACCGATCTCAAAGATTCCGGTTAATGGGTCTTGCTCTACTAAAATATCTACATCAGTCATCACATTACCTATATCGGTGCATTACTCGCGCCACCTGTTTGACCACCAACATCAAATTCTTGGTGCGTATGAGCATTATATGCTGAACGTATTCCAGAAATACTCAGTGGAGTACCACCAGTCAATGCTGTTAAGTCACCACTAGAACTTATCGTGCCATTAACGACAAGATTACCATTAATTGTGTATGTTGGTGTCGTAAAAGTCGTATTTCCTGTCACAATAGCCGTTAATGTGCCACCTATTGTCGCAGTAGTGTTGCCATCAACATCTATCGTGGCATCTCCAGTAACATTAAGAGTACTATCCCCCCCCACTGTTACCGATTCATTTCCTGTAATGTTCACAGTATTATTTCCACCAATTGTCACATTCACATCGCCCGTTATAGTAACGTTCTGGTCATTCACACCTGTGACTTCAATGTCACCATTCTCTAGGAATTTCACCACACTACGGGTTAGATAGTTACCAACTGCAACTTCACCTACTTTCAAATCCTTAAAACGAATCTGTGGTGCATTACCAATCCCTGCCTTGTTATCTTCCTGACCTTCAATATTCATCATCCACACAAGAGAATCGACAGGTAAGTGATGATCGAAACCATAAGGTGTCATTACATGGACATTAGCCACCTTATCATCGTAGTACTCAACCTGAGTAATAGGGAATTGTCCAGTATCTTCAATAGACAGAGACACTCTCGCCTGCTTGATAAGATTTACTAGAGAATTAAAAATAGCGCCCATTATTACCCGCTGAAAGTTAAGTTACTACCCTGCTCATTGGCTCTTGCTTCTGAAGCATCGACATTAGCCTGTAGTGTATACGCATCTTGCGTCACTAGATTAATGGTTGTCGTTGA